TAATTCTGATAAAAATTCTATTTCTACTGAAAAGGACTGGTTAAATCTTTTAGATGCTAGTTTTGATAAGAACATAGGAACTAGTATTAATTGGAAATATTTATTAAAATATAAAGTTTCGGCTGATTTTAATTTAGACAATTATATAACATCAAAAACTGGAATAAAAAAGTTTAAATTATGATATTAAAAAAGTATATCCAATTCATAAATGAGAAAATATCAAAAATAGAGGTTGACGAATATAATAGTGCTGAAATGCATGATGTTATGAAAGCAGGATTAAGCATTGATGAGGATGGTACTTTAAGAATAAATACTGAACAAAATGAATTAAAAAATTTACAACATCTGCATGAGTATGGAGAACTTATATATGATTTAACTACATTAGGAAATAACTGTTTAGATATAAATGCTGATTACGCTAAATTAATAACTTTTAATGGTCTTCCTTTAAAATGTTATAATTTTACGGCATCACATAATAATATTAAAAATTTAAAAGGAGGACCAGATCAGTCTACCTCATATATAGTTAATGGCAACATTTATTTAACTAGTTTCGAAGGAGCTCCTTCTTATTGTAAATCTTTTGAATCAAAAAACACTTCAATTACTAACTGTTTATATTTAGATAACATATCTAGTGAAGAAGTTACAGTTATTTTATCTAATAATAATAAATTAGAAAGCTTAGAAGGTTTGCCATATTACACTAAAACATTAGACGTATCAAATTGCATTAATTTAGAAAGCTTAGAAGGAATACCTGATGGCGTTGAAAACTTAAATATAAATGGATGTATTAAACTAAAAACTTTATACGATATAAAAGATTTGGATAGAAATATATTTGATGTTAATATAAAAGATTCAGGAATAACTTCTATAGAAAGTTCGTATTTTATTTATAATAAAAAAAATGGAGAAAAGTATTACGAAGGACTTTTTAATCATGCTAAATCGTATGGTATAGATGAATTAGGATCTATTTATTTTCCATTGGATTTTTTAGAATCCTTATCCAGTAATGATAAAGAGCTATTAAGATCTTTGAGAGGAATAACAAAATTCAAACTATAAAATGAAAAATTATAACGAATTTATAAACGAGAATAATAAATGGATCTATGAGGGTGATTTTGATGTATATTTTAGATTTATTAAAAATGGTGGATTTATAGAAGGAAAAATTCCTGATGAAGTAACTGGAACTTTTAATTGTAACGGTAATAATTTAACGTCATTAATAGGAGGTCCGAACAAAATAGGTCGACATTTTTATTGTAATGACAATAATTTAACATCATTAGAAGGAGGACCTTCTTTTGTAAGTGGCCGTTTTATTTGTAAAAATAATAAATTAATATCACTAGAAGGAGCACCATTAAAAGTAAATCATTTAAAAAGTGATTTAAAAATAGAAAATTCATTTATTAATAATGGATATTACAAGAAGGATTATTGGCCAGATTTGTTAGGTTATATGATTAGTAAGAATATTGATTTAGGAGAAGTTAAAGGATGGCCTGATGGATTTTTAAATGATAATATTATAAAATCGGTTAATAAAATAAATAAATTTAAACTATAATATGAAAAAGTATAATGATTTCAGTCGACCTAAATCTTTAGGTTTTTTATTAAATCCTGTTACAAAAATGTGGGATAGTTCTGATAATATTGATATAGAAAATTTTGAATGTTATGAATTGGAATTTAATATAGGAAATGTAAATGGTAATTTAAAAATTAATAATTTATTAGAATTTAAATCTTTAAAAGGTTTAGAAAATAGTGTTATTAGTAATAATTTTAGTTTATCATTTCTTTCTACTCTAAAAACACTTGAATATTTTCCTAAATCAGTTCATTCTTTTCATATGATAAATTGTCCAGTTAAATCTTTAACTGGATTGCCTAATGGACTGACTAGTATAATAATAACCAATTGTTATACATTAACGAGTTTATATGGTTTACCTAATACGATAGAACATATAAAAATTATAAATTCCTATAATATACCTTTAGTAGAACGGGATTTTGTGGTTAATATAGATATGCATGGATTTAACGATCATTATTTAGATTTATTAAAATTTATAATTAAAGCGAAAAGAATACCAGAAATGCATGAAATTAAATGGCCTGATGGATTCTTGACTGCTACTTTAATAAAATGATTAAAAGGAGTTGATAGATTTAACCTTTAATTCATGTATAAGTTTAAAAACTATATATAGTTTATGAAATTAATAACAAGCTTATTATACAAATTATTAGAAATAATTGAATTGTATCAATACAGAAAATTACATTTAGACGAAGAAGATATATCGAAGAAAATATTAGAAGAATATGATCTTTCTAATATTAAAGTTTTGTCAGATTCCGGATATGTAGATACTTCACATATATATTTAACTCAACCTTATAAACATTATAAAATAGAATTAGAAGACGGCACATCATTAGAATGCGCTGATATTCATATACTTTTCACTGATGAATTGAAAGAAGTAAAAGCAATAGATTTAACAGTAGGTGATAAATTATTCACTAGAAGTGGTTGCATTTCAATTAAAAATATACATAAAACTAATAAAAAACTATCTATGTTCGATCTTTCTATAGATAATGGAGATCATAGATTTTATACTAATGGTATTTTAAGTCATAATACTATTAATGCCGCTATATACATGTTACATTTTATTACGTTTAATGCTGATAAAAATGTAATGATTGCCGCAAATAAAGGAGATACTGTTGTTGAAATTTTAGATAAAATAAAGAATATTTATAAACAATTACCATTCTTCTTAAAAGCAGGAATAACAAATTGGAATCAAAAGAATATCATATTTGGAGATACAGGTTGCAGGATAAAGTCTACTGCAAGATCTAAAGAACCTGCTATTGGATTTACTATAGATTTTTTATATTTAGATGAATTTGCTCATATACCTCGTAATATAATTGAACCATATTATAGGGCTATTTATCCTACAGTGTCAGGTATAGAAAATTCTAAAATTATAATAACATCTACTCCAAATGGGCCAAATTTATTTCAAAGATTACTTACTAATGCAGAAAGAATAGAAGGTGATCCTTTGAAAAATACGTTTAATCCTATGAGAGTTTATTGGGATCAAGTTCCTGGTAGACATGTTACATTTCTTAAACTTCATCCAGCTAAATTGAAAAAATATGGCGTTAATCCTGAGTATATTCTTAAATTCTTCAAAGAAAATTGGGATCCTGATAATAAAAAAGATGTAAATGGGATTCCATTTGTTGATATGGTATATGACGAAGAAAAAGATATGGAGGTTATTAATGTTTTAAATAGTATGGATGTTAAAATCGAAGATATAAGAAGATTTTCTATTTTAGATAAAAAAGGAAAGAAGATAAAAGTTGTACAATTAGGAGAGGTTACATCATGGAAAGAAGAGGCTACTAAAAATATAGGAGGAGAAGAAGCATTTAACCAAGAATATAATTTACAATTTATTACTGGTTCTAAATTGTTATTTGATAAACACTTTTTGAAATTATTTGCTAGTAGAGAAATAGATTTTAAACACTTTGAAATTGATTTGTTTACTGATAAAATAAGTTGTGAATATAAAGAATTAGAATTTATAACAGATAAATCTATATTTGATATGGATAAAGCAAAAGATTATCACGTTGTATTTACTATCGATACAGCAGAGGGAATAGGAGAAGATTATACTGTTATTAATATGTTTAAGTTAGTTCATAAGACTGAAAAAGAAATAGAAGATAATACATATGGATCTATATATGATTATTTTAGATTAGAGCAGATAGGAATGTATAGATGCAATGTAATGGGAACTCCTGAAGTAGCTGAAGTATTATATATGTTAGCTTTCGAATTTTTTGATCCTGAAAAAATTAAAATAGTTATAGAGTTAAATGGACCAGGAGGAGAATTAATAGCAAATATGTCTAATGTATTTGATGGTGATCATGATTACGGAAGTTACGTTTTCGCTAGATTTAAACATAGAGCTGCTGATAAGAAAAGAAAGGTAGGTTTAAAAGTTAATAGAAACAAAGGAACGTCAGTAAAAGAATATCAGAAAAGAATGCAAAATGGAGAATTATTTATACATCATCCTGTTGTTTTGCAAGAAATAAGGAACTTTATTAAAGAAAAATCAGAATCTGGTAATATGAAGTTTTTTGCTGAAATAGGTAACGATGACGCTGTAATGACAGTAGTTAATCTTGCTAGGTTCTTTGGTACTGTTGATTATAAAAATATGATAGAAACTTATATGTCTTATGATTTAGAAGAAAGAGTAAGATTGATGATAGAGAAAAAGGTTGACGGAGGCGAATACGCACAGGCCGCAGATTATTCAAGTTTAAAATCGATAAGAAGTCAAAATGCTTTACCACCTAGAAGAAATTCTGATAATTTACCAGCTCCTAGAAAAGGATATAGATAAATTTATGCTAAAAATATTGTAGTAAAAAATAAAAAACAGTATTAAAGAATTATATATATCTTATAAAAAATAAGATCATATACAATGGCTATAAATGTGTCAAAATATAAAAGACCTGGTATATTTATTGAGGAGATAAATTCATCGATAATAAATCCTGTTATCACAGAAGGTATCATTAATCTAATACCAGGTTTTTCAAAGAAAGGTCAGCCTAACAGTCCGATTCTGTTAGAATCTAAAGCGGATGCAAACGCTATTATTGGACCTATTGATAGAACTCTTGAGAAAAAAGGGTCTTATCTACATAGATCAGTATATAAAATGTTAGAATCGGGACCAGTATGGGCGTTAAATTTACTTTTAACAGACGATAATTTGGACACGCTTGAATATCAAACAATTTCAACTGCATCTGGATATTCTAATAGTTTAACTAAAACTGAATCTTACAAAAGATTTTTCAATACAACAGGATTTTGGAGAAGAGATACTGAATCGTTTTTAAATTTTGCAAGTGACGATAACGTATTAAATTTTACTAATATGAACGACAGACCAATGACTGTTTTTGCTATTAAATCTTCATTAGCAGGATTTGATATAACAGTACAAAATTGGTATGATGGAGTACCAGCAGATCAAATACCTACATTTCTTAGATCTACGGATTTAATATCTGATTATAATATTAGAGTAGTAGCTGTTTCTGGAGATTGGACAAATTATAGTACTTTAGCGGTTGATCAAAGATATTCATTATATTTTAATACTGATGGTATTAGAAAAACTGAACTTAATAACTTTTTAAATGACAGTACTGTTACAGTATTAGGAGATTATGAAGGAAGTCTTATTCCTTATTTCTCTGATCAAGGTGGAAGAGATATGTTCATTGAGAATTTAATTAATATAGAAACTGATAGAACTGGTTTATTCTGTTCTTACGATTTAGATTTAGCGGAAACTGATTTTCCTAATAAATATTTAGATTTAATTGGTAATACTTTAGTTGGAGAAGACGTTGATACTATTAATTTCTTATCTTATAAAGAAGTTATTACTGAAGATTTAGATTATAACACTAAAGAATTAGATTCAGCAGGAAATGCATTAGGAAATGCAACTCCAATAAGTGGTAGATCTATTAATTTTACTGATGAATATATTGAAAATATTATCGTTGATTCTACTGCAGTTTTTAATGCACAAAACAACACTGCACCAGTATTCAATATAAATATAGCGACATCAGCTTTTTATAATTTAGGTGGAACTAGGTATAATTTAGCATTATCTACTCCAGTAATAAGTTTACCTGTCGTAACAACACCAGGTTCTGGTCTTTTCGCTGAAAGATATGACGTTATATATCTTGATGAAAATGGTTTTAATTTTAAATCTGGAACTGAAAGTATATCTGCTCTACCTGTACCTATTAAACCTATTGTACCTGTTAATGCTATTGTTATAGCATATTCAATTACAAGAGTAACTGATGCTGGTATTGCTGTTAATACATTAACACATGTTACGTTAGATGACGGAGGTTATGTTTGGTTGGATAACACTGATTTAGCAGTTCCTACATTAACTGGAATTAATGAATTAGAATTAATATTTACTGGAACAGCCGGAAATATAAGCACTAATCAGTACGAAGAATACAGAAGAGTTAAAATGTTTAATAATTTAAATAATTTATTAACAGGACCTACTTCTGAATATGCAGTTATCATCGATAATATAGGTGATAAACATTCAGCTACAGAAGCTGCGATAGTAGTAGATGAATCTGGAGATAAAACTATAAGTATCATTATGAATGATGTATCTATAGACATAAGCACACAATATGTTAATAGATCATACAACATGTATTCAATTGATAACGAATTTATAATAGGATCTGGAGCGGCTGCTGCACCTGGACTTAAAACTAAAGGTGCTCAAGCATCAAATACTGAAGGTGTTATTGCTAGGTATTCTGATATGTATATAGATTATAACAATGGAGTAATTAACACTGGAGATTATTTCTGGGAGAGATTAGTTTCTACATCTGGATCAGTTAACTTTACTGATTTAAACGGAGTAGATTATATGATATTGTCTACAGCTGATAATACAATATTCACAGGATTACCACATAATTATGGTAATTCAGGAGATAAAATATTCGTTGAAGATACTGTTAATAATAATGGATTAAAAACTATAGGTGCTACATCCGTTGATGCTGGAACTATAGTTGGATTAATAGATCCTGGAACCGGTTTACCTTATTTTGCTGCTACTCACGTAGCTTATGAATTAGTTGAGAATGTTATACCAGAATACATATCTACTGAAGTTAATTTGCACAAAGCTGATCAAAAAGTCGCATTACAATTTTATAAAGTAGGTAATGTTATGTATGTTAATTATACTAATGAAGATTTTAC